TCAATCTCCTTTTTTACTCGACCTCATCTCTTCGTACATCTTTGTAAGATTAATCGCAGCAGTAACTGTTTCATCATCGGGTGTGCCAATCTTGCCATCCCTTCCAGGGAACGTTATGCGATATTTTTCTACAGCGTCAGTGGAGCTTTCGATTCGAATTTCTGATCGGCCTATCAATTCAAAATATTTTGTCGTGTATGGGGACTTACTTTCCAGTTCTTCAATGCTGCTCGGTAGACGCTTTTCTTTTATAAGAAAATGTTCGACGGCGACTTGAATGGCGGCTTCGCCTTTGTAGATTTGTATCCTGCTGTTGGAACCTAGAGCGTAGCCCAAGCCGCCAGTTACTAAGATAGAGATGAATGCTAGATGAATTATTGGCTGTGCCGAGATGGCTCCTATAACTATTTTGCTGGAAAGTCTTTTACCGCTTTGTTGTTGGGAGGCGATCCAGTCCAAGAATATGACTTTCTCTAAGATGGTGTCATATGCAAGCAAGACGAGGATGGCTAGAACCGCGATCCAAAGTTGTGCTGTCATTTCGATGATATCGGTGCTGCCGAGTTTGAAAGCAGTGACGATTGCTCCACCGGCCGCGATGTAGGCCAAGTCGAGTTTCTGAAAGGCTCTCACGCTCTCCCTTATGGTAAGCAAAGCGTCGCCGTCGAAATGATTTTGTTGTGGTGCCACCTGTTTAGTCATAATAAATCGCTATGTTTGGCTGATTTTGTTATTTCATTATCTCTAACATTCATAGATTATTGAAATCATTTTTTTGGCTTTACGATCTCGCCAACACGTCGGTATGAATCACCCCTAGTTTCGTAGACATCTTGAGTGTCCGCTGCTGGCCGATTTCTGCCTGTCGCCACCGACTGCTATGGGTTGTGGATTCAACCGGTCGACGCAACAGATTGGGCACACTCCGATTGTGCTGGGGTATGTGGTGACCTGGGTAGGAAATGCCCGTGACTGCTGGCTGTAACGCCCATCCTTGCCCGCTTGCAGAAACGCATAGCGGGCATTGAATGGCATGGTTTGGCGTATGGTTTGCCCCATTTTTGCCCCATCCTCGTGACCGACTGATTCTTAGTGGTGAGTTGCCGAAGGGGCACCTAACACACGCAGTTGGTAATCCGTAACCGCCTGATAGAGCGACTCCGCTTCTCGGCGCAGGCGCTCCACCTCCTCTGCTGGGCCGTTCGCAGCTTGAGACTCATGGTACTTCCTCAATGCATCGACGGCTTGCTGAACCAACGCTCGCCTGCCTCAATCAACTCCACCAAACGCTTCATAGCTAGACCCCGATATCTGCATCCAGGAGTGTAGCTCTCAGACCGAGACCTCTGGCCAATGATGGATTGGGCGTAGCCCTCCTCCAACGCACCAGCCAGCTTGGCTAACCCGCCTTAATCTCCTCGCTTTGTAGCAATTTCTAAGCAAGCCGCTATTACTGCCTGACAAGGGCACTACCGGTACTATGCTTGTACTTTTCTCGAAAGGAGTCGACGCCATGCTAGGTGACTATTCGTTGTCGGATGTGCTGGAGAGGATGTACACCAACCAGCTGGCCCTTGAGGCCGCTTTGATGGAGCTGACACTGCAAGTCGAACAGCAGGGTGCGTCAGAGGTTGGGGATAATGTCCGCAGCGCGCTGGAGACTATTGGTGAAAACGCCGGCCACATCAAACAGGGCTCGGCCAAACTCAAGGGCTCGAGTGCCGGCTAAGCCTCTTCGATACCATTTCAGGATCGCAGCCGGTAAGCCTAACAATTGCCAATACGCAATTTCACCCGACGGGAGCACCTCAATGAATGAAGTAATTGCTGACGGAACAATAAGTTCTATCACTTCCCTTTTGCAGAGTCACGCAAAAAGCCACAAGACAACGTGGTTTCGCGGCCAATCAGACCACAAGCACAAGTTACTTCCAAGTATATTCAGACAAGGTGAGAGACATGGAGTTAAATTTGACGAGCATAAAATGTTTGAAGAGTTCAAACGGAGATACCCCGACCATTCATCTAGTCACAAGACCACATATGAATGGCTAACATTAATGCAACACTATGGACTCCCGACACGATTACTCGACTGGTCGAGCAATCTTCTGATTGGGTTGTATTTCTGCTGTGTATCAAACGAAGACCTGGATGGCGCTCTATACGTATTTGATCCTACATACATGGAAAGAGACTATCGTTTTAATGAGATTCTTGAGATGCAAGTTCAGGAAAGATCCAGGAGTGATTTTTTTAGAAAAATCATTTACGACCTCCCCCAACTGGTTGACGACGAAACCCTGTTAAATAGATTTAGAATCGGAGACATTAAAAGCAATATATCTATCCGCGCACGCTTCACAGGTTTATCTACAGGTAGCAGTGAGAACTTTGAAAGTTTAGCATTGCGGACGAATCTCCCGAACACAGTAGATCACGAAGGAACACCAATACCATTCATATATCAAGATATTAAACGAGCATTTTCCAATATCGTTCCATTTAATGCGCCCCACCTAAATCCTAGAATCCGGCAGCAACATGGATTTTTTACTTTTCACGGAGGAATGTTTATTGACGGGAAGGAATTCATTCCTATTGCAGATATGGAACAGAATCACTATGCAGGCAATTCACTTATGAAAATAACAATACTGGCAAAAAATAAACGCTTATTGCTTAAAGAGCTTGAGCATTTAGGCATCAGAGAAGCAACTCTATTCCCGGAAATGGAATATCAGGCACGAGAAATTAAAAATTTATATTCGTCTGAATATATCCCATAACAATACGCCCATTAGCCTGACAAAAACTATGTTTTCGCCAGTTCAACCACTACTTACTCAGCACTCTTACAACAAGGAAAAAAAATGAACTTATTTGCACAATCTAGAAAGTATATTTTCCTGCTGATAATTTACATTTTCTTCGATAGAAAGAGGTCGCTTATTTTCTGCCTTACTTTTTCTGCCGCTTCTTTTGCCATCGAAGTGCTCGCAAAAATTCCAGCATTGTTCTCCTGCTCTGGTGCAATAGTTACTATCGCCGGCCTGTTTCTCAACATCAAATACAGTCTAAATTTTCACCTTAAAATTCCAAAATTAAATCTCTATAACAAACTGGCAGGCGCAACACCGTTCGGAACAGCTATCATAACCAAAGAGCAGGAGGCCTGGGTCGACAATATAATATCCGACGAGGTATTTGGTGTTTCATTTATGGTATCAGGAACATTAATATGGGCATATGGATCATTCTTAATTGATGCATTTAAATGAATATAATGAGCGATCAGGTAATCCGATTCGCTCACTAGAACGACCAATGTTCTGCGCTGGTTATGATAGCGCTTGCTAATATCTGTTTCGAATGCGGTTGTCGGACATGAACTTGGAGTAAACGCAGATAGGGATTCGAACTCGATCATCAATCATTCCAGACTGCCATAGGCCGCGAACATCACGAACTTCAGCCTTGGTTCAAGGCGTAAATAGGTCGACGGCGGCCTGCGTTTTGCCCTAAAAATGCCTTAATATCTAACCACCCCAGCCTTAGCTGAGAGACCTCAGACGAGGGCAGCGTTGCACAGGTGAGCATCGGATGGAACGATACAAATTTTTGTATGAGCTTTCTCGGAAGGCATTGGACGAGGAGCTTGACCGATACAAGAAACTGGACGAAAAGGCCAGCCGTTTTCTTAGCATCTTGAGTATAGTGATCGTCGCCTACACCACACTGATTAACGCTGCGTCATCCAAAATTTCCCCGGTAAGCACGACCGGCCCTGCCGGATGGCTTTTCATGGGTCTAACGGTCATAACATTCATCGCGCTATTCTCTTCTTGGTTTCGGATTTTCAACAGCATTCGCCTGGCGGAAAGCCCGAGAGTGGATATTGGCGAGCACGCTAATTTGCTCGCCGCGCATGAGGACGTGCTAACGATGTACAACTCTTTAGCTCTCTCTTGCCAGGAGGCTGTAGCTCACGCGAGAAAAAATCTTGAAAAAAAAACAGATAGCCTGAGGAGTGCATACAAGGAGATAGAGTTTTCGACCTATAGCCTTTTCGCATCAGTGATGACATATTTCTGGTTGGCTTCTACGACAGCGGGGAAAGCAATATGACTGACAGCAATAAGCCGGATACGAAACCAGCAGAAAAGCCTCAACCCAATCCGGCCGCGAAGAGGCCGCCAGTGGTCATGGTATTCGATCATGCCCATCCCTCTCAGACCAAAAAACGCTGATAATTCCTCGTTATCAGCTTTCCAAGCTGATAACGAGTGTTCACCCGCTCCACTGTTTTCAAGGCATCCAGCCTGCCCTGCTTCAACTAGATGTCCGTCAAGATACCTGGCCCTGGTTTTCTCCAGCTCAGGACGAATAGAAATAGACACCGTGCTCTTCGGATAAACCACCCCGCGTCACTACAACATTAGAATCAGAACAGCCCTCCCAAAGCTGAAGGCTCCCAGTTCATGATCACCAGCTCCCCAGTCACCTCGGCCTTCCCTTGCCGCTGATTGGCTGTGGTATAGCGGATGTCCAGGGTCTCGAAGTGAAAGCCCTCGAACACACGCCGAATGTCCGGATGATCGTTGATGCTAACCATAACCCTACCCTTGCAGCGCCGCATGAAGTCTGCCATCCGTTCGTAGTTCTCAAACGGGAAGTCGACCCCATAGCCGGCGGTCTGCCAGTAAGGCGGATCCATGTAGTGGAAGGTGTGGGCACGGTCATACCGCTCGGCGCAGTCAAGCCAGGGGAGGTTTTCGACGTAGGTGCCAGACAAGCGCTGCCAGGCGGCCGAGAGGTTTTCCTCGATCCGCAGCAGGTTGATGGCCGGGCCAGTGGTGGCGGTACCGAATGTCTGCCCGCTAACCTTGCCAGCGAAAGCATGGTGCTGCAGGTAGAAGAATCGGGCGGCGCGCTGGATGTCGGTGAGGGTTTCGGGGCGAGTCATCTTCTGCCATTCGAACACCTGTCGGGAACTGAGCGCCCACTTGAACTGGCGCACGAACTCTTCGAGGTGGTTCTGCACGACGCGGTACAGCGTCACCAGGTCGCCGTTGATGTCGTTGAGGACTTCAACCGGTGCAGCCTGGGGACGCATGAAGTAGAGCGCGGCTCCGCCGGCAAAGACTTCGACGTAGCATTCGTGGGGCGGAAAGAGAGGGATGAGGCGATCGGCAAGGCGGCGTTTGCCGCCCATCCAAGGGATGATGGGTGAGGACATTAAGAGCAAGACCTTTACTGTAGGGATGAACAGGCACTAGACTCGCCGCGCTTTGTGCACAGAGCAGGAGCCTTGGCTGGACTTGCAGGTACGTTCTGCGGGGACGGCGACCAGACTGGATGTTGACGCATGCAGCCCGGTCGCTCCTTTTACTTCGGTGTTGAGACTTCTTTTACATAGGCCTGGCACGCTGCCAGGGCGATCAGTCCTTGATCGCCTTCGCCGGTGATTCCGATAATTCTTTGAGCATGCGCTGGGTCAAGTCGGGCTCGCGCTTCTCCATGAACCACGCCGCCGGCGCCGGTATTGGCTGGCACTGAGCAGCCATCGGCTGTATCCGTGGCGTCGAGAAGGACTGACAGCCGCAGATCGGAAGTAGCGAGGCGATCACGCAAACGAGTCTGGTTGGTTTGGGCATCGCTCAGCTCCTTGTAATGGGTTTGTTCGCTGGCCGCCAAACGCTGCTCGAGCGCAAGGCGCTTGTCCTGATCGGCGCGGACCTGGGCGGCGGCCGCGTTGCTGATGGCAGTCAGATCATCCTTGTGTAGGCCCGCCTGTTCCACGAGTTGCTTTCCGTACCGCCAGCCCTGCACCTTCCACACACCACCAGCGGTGATCAACAACAGAGCCAGAACGCCTGCCAGTGCCGCCTTCAATACGCCAGGAGTCATGGCACATTTTTAAAGAAGACATGATGGCCGAGCTGCAGGGTCTGTTTGGCACCTTTGACCCAAACTGGTGGGCTCGGCATGCTCGTAGCGTAGTAGTGCGTGGCACCACCGGTGGGATCTGGCACTTTCCCGGCAATCACCTGGTCAGCAGCAATCTGCGCTTGGGCAAACTCGCGGAATGGAATCTGCTTCGTGCCACTCAGATAAGCAAAGTTCGGATCGTTTTTGTTCCAGCAGCTGAACTGGTAAGGCTTTTGGCACACGCCAGCATAGCCCTCCCCCCACCATGACCTGTCCCTGCCATCGTCCACACGATTGCGGATCGTCCAGGCCACCGCTATCTGGCCGACCATGCCTTCGCCGCGGGCTTCCCCCCACAATGTACGGGCAAGGATGTCTCGGTCTTTATCGGTTACTGTCATCACTTTTCTCCTGGCAAAAAAATACCCGCGAAGTCACGGGTCTAAGGCCAGATCAATACCTGTCTGGCCAGAAAAGAAAACGCCCCGTCAGTGCGGGGCGCTTATCCGGTTTGTACAGCGATCCACATGGGAGGGCTGGGTCGATGCTGGTTGTCGGGGAAGTCAGGTGCTTGCGGCCAATCGCGCAGGGCTTGCATGTACACCAGCAGCTCGCTGAACTGCTCATTTGTGAGCGTGGTATCCCCGGCGATTTCAAGCTGATCGCGATGGCGATCACGCAACCAGATCAGCGACGCCAGCTCCTTGTCTCGCCAAGTCCGCTCAGCCGCCGCATTCTGATCTACCGCTCCAACCTGCAACTCCGGGTCGTCATCAGACAGATACTCTTCGGCATAGCCGAGCTGATGATTCGAGAACCGGCCGCAGATTCGGCCCGATTCATCACGTTGAACAAATGGCATTGTTTACTCCTCAGTCCAGCCTTGAGTGTGCAGCGAGGCAAACCCCCCGGTATATCCGGGGTATACATGGACTTGCACCACGACCTGTCCGGCGGCGCTCGTCATCGCTTCGCAATAGCCCGACACGTTTTCATTTGTGGTCGCATCGTTGCTCGTACCGATGCCACCGACGAAACCTGCCACCACGGTGTTGCCCAATGTGACGACCGCCGCCTCGGGCGAACGCACGTAAATGACGCTCGACTCACCCTGCATACGCGCATAGAACCTTGCCCGAGCCCGTACACCCGGCGGCACGCTGACTGTCAGCGTGTAGCTATTCGTCAAAACGCTGGACACGAGCATATCCTGCTGAATCGTCTTGAAGTCAGTGCTATTCCCCGTGTTGATGAAAGGGATGATGCTGCTCGATGCATCGGTTTTAATGGCTCGCCCCTTAAGCCGGGTTACCACCTCATAACCCGGCGGAACGGTCGGCGCGGCCAGACTCAGAGAGAACAACAGGTCCGCCTCCCCACCGGCCACTTTGCGAAGCAAAAAAACGTGGTACCAGCTCAGCGCCGCGCGCGCGCCGGTATCAAGCTTGTTCCCGCCCGTTCCCGGAGACCAAGCACCCGCCGCCTGCAAAACCCCGCTGATCGTCGTCGTCGAAAAGACAGGGCTTGACGAGCCACGCGCCGTTCCTGGCGCAACGTCAATTGTCGTAGTAGGCGCCGCGATGTTCATCGCTGTGGTAAAGCCGGCGACATAGTCTTTCGGGGTTGCTGCGATCACCTGAGCGGCCAGCGCCGCAATATCAATGTTTCCCTGGTTGATTGGCGCATTCCAGGCCTTGATGCACCACATCACCGCTAAGTTTCTGGGGCGCGTTTCAGTCGATGTACGAGCCACCCGAGAGGCATCAAAAGTAGCCTGCGACCATGAAACACCAGCTCCATCAGAACCCGGGCCATTACCACCCAACGTTACAGAAAGCGCACCAGTGCCATACCAGCTTTGGCCGCCTGTCGAGCCGCGCGGAAAATCGCCAATGGCGCCGGTAATGTTCTGGAGCGCATCGATCTGGTAACTCCCAACAGCACGCCCAGCATCAATCCCGCGACCATGATCCCAGCCACGCAGAAATTCGCCACGAGACTCAGGCAATCGGAAATTTCCCGCCCCTTCATCGCCCTTGTTGAACGCCCCGCCCAGGTACGTTGCCAGATCCGGGTAAACCGCCGCACTCTGAACGCTGGCATCGACCTCCAGGAAACCCGGCGGAACAGTGCCCTTGGGGAAGGGCACCATGGCCCCCACCGGCAGCGCTGACATGTTCTTAAGCAGCGCGTCGATTTCGGCCTTGGTGTACGTCACCGACTTGGTGTAAGCGTCGGTAATGCCATACTCGGCCAGCGTAGTGCGAATCTTCTCCGGCGGGATAGAGTCCCGCACAATCACCTTGATAGCGGCTAGTAGCTGATCATGCTCAGCCTCGGCCGGCTTGGCGCCGCCAGCACGGATCACGTTCAGCAGCTCGTCAGTAACCGCGTTGCCCCACTCGGCCGGAATCAGCGAGCCTACTTGTCCGGTCGTGGTGTTCTCGTCCACAAACTTGCCATTGACCAGACCGACGTTGGGTGTACTTTTCGGATAATCCATCTAAACACCTACCCCATAATTGATAAATTCTTGCGCGTGCGCCGGAGCACTGCGGCGGATAACACACTCAAGGGCGCCGCTCGGGTTGACCCCGAAGCGCTCCCCCCAGTAGCTAGCCCCGAACCGGCGGCCCAGGTGGCGGCGCGGGCCGGTGTTGAGCGTCCACATGAACTGTGCAGACCAAGTGCCGAAGCGAGCACGGCCGAAGCGAGACGCTCCGAAACGTGGAGCCCGGTGCTCGGTGATGCTGGACTGCGGATAGCCTTGCCGAATCGCGATGTCGATGAAGTAGGCCCGGTTCTGTCCACCCGTCGCAGTCAGGCGCTCACGCACCGCCAGCCGACGATCCTCGAACACAGGCTCCAGGCCAATGCATGGATCAGGCAGATTCATGACCCGCTCCCAATCGGACACCAGCTCAGTGACACCTCCCGGATCCATTTCATTGAGCAGGTCGAACGCCCTCGCCTCGATCCGCGCCAGCTCCTGAGATACACCACTCAGGATCTGGTCGATCTCCGGCACCAACTCCGGGTCCCAGGCCGGCCCAGCAGGTAAAAGGGAGTTCAGTTGCGCACGGTACTGTGCCGCCGTTCTCACGCCAGCCATATACATTCACCGAAGGTCAGCAACTGGTTGGTAGCCGCAGGCACGTCAGCGCTCGGCGATACCAGCTTGTGGTCGAACTCCCCGACCGTGCTGCTGATGGCTTCGGCGATATGGGTCAGCACCAGCGCATCACCCAGGCCCGCCTCGCGGTTGTGCAAGTCACGCAGTTGCGCCTCGACCGCAGCTCGTACAGCCGTGGTGTCCGGCGTGAGTCGAATGCTGTAGACCACCGGTACCGGTACCGGCGCCAGCACGTACAACTCGGCGGTCACTGGTCGCAGCGGCTCGATGTAAGCCTTGACGTCAGCCAACTGATCAGCATCCGGTATCGGGTTGAGATCGTCATCACGCATGAAGAACAACCCCACGGTGCCCGGCCCAAGGTAGTTGCGGCGGCACCAGGAGCGGGTGACGCCGGGACACTCCAGGGCCCAGGTTTCGTAGTCATCCTTCGAGCCGCCGTGTGGGATAACCCGGTAGGAGCGCACGACGCGGGCCCGCAGGGATTCAATGCTTTCCTGGGCAACACCGCCTATCAGTCCCGGCGCCAGGACCGTAAAGGTGCTGGCCAGCCCCTCGACCGGCTGCACCAGGGTGAGCACCAGTCCGGCGTCGGCATTGCCCAAGGCCCCGGCATCAACCGCTTCGACGGCGGCGGTGTTGGTGCCCGCTGTGGTGGTTTTGCCCACGACGATTTTGTAGGTGCGGCCGTCGCTGGCCTGCATTACCACTCCGACGTCCAGCACCGAGCCGGCCGCAGCGGTGAAACTGACGTTACCAGCGGCCGGCTGGGCCGCTTTTCGAGGCTGGCTCAACCGCAGATTGGCGATACGCTCCAAGGTTTCTTCATCGGCGGTGTCGGGGAGGATCTGTTCGGAGATCCAGTTCAGGTAGCCATACAGTCCATAGGCGCTACCACTCAGGGTACGAGCCAGGACCTGGGCGTCGGAGCGCCGCAGGGCATCGCCGGCGAGATCGCTCTGGGTCCGACTGACCAGCACTGGCAGCGAAGGTGTATCAAACGGCATAGATCACCTGCCACAGTTGGTTTGAGTTAATTTCCAGGCGGCTACCGGTGACGGCAGTGAGGATGACTCGCAGGTTCAGGCGGTTGACGTCGGCCTGTTCGCTCAGGATCTCGACATCAAGGACCTGGCCGTCATCGAGTAGCCACTGCAAGGCCTCGCGAGCGTAGAACTCGGCATCCCGCCGGGTTGCCGCCGTGAGCTTGACGCGGCGCAGCAGCCACAGCCGTGAGCCGATACGGTCATCGGCGATGCTGGGATAGCTGTCGCCCCACCAGCCGTAGCGCTCTTCGTCATCGATCGGGTCATCGGGGGAGGCCCGGCGCCAGGTGAACAGGCTGATCACCACAGCACGGACCAGCGAGGCTTCCAGGCTGGCGTCGATCATCCATCACCCCCGACTGGCGCACCGCTCTGGCCATTGCCGGGCAGCACTCCACCATGCACATGCTGAATCTGGCTGATGCCACCAGCAACCTGATCACCCTGGGAAACGATCTTCCCGGTCTGGGTAATTTGCGGCGTGTCGAAGTTCACCGCGACACTGGCCTTGATGTTCAGCGTCTGGGTTTCGATGTCGATGATGCGGCCACGCTTGAAGTGGATCTTGTCCCCCTCATCGGTATAGATCGCCACCTCCCCCGGTGCCATCGACTGGATACGGTACCGGCGGTCAGCGACCACCAGCACCACGCCATGGGAGCGATCGCCACCGAGAAACGCGGCGAGCCCCTCGGCCCCGGCCAGCGGATTACTGGTGAAGCCGTAGGGCTCGAAATGTTCCAGGCCGTCCTTGACCTCGCCGGCGTAGAGTCGCATTTGCAGCGTCTGCATTTTCTTCACCGCATCACCGAGGACAACAGTCCCACGCACAAGTAAATCCAAGAGGTTCATTCGGATGGCTTCCAATCAGCAGGGAGTAGGTATTCGAAGTTGTCGGCCTTGCCGCCCCTCTTTAATTTGCGATCCTTGCGCCGATCATGCGGCTCGGGTTCGAAGCTGTCTGGCGGCCCAACCACCATGGTGGCCACGGTGCCGCTCTCGCTGAGGGAGTACGTGATCTCGCCGATCAGCATGTCGCGATCGAGACCGATCAGCGGATCCCTGACCCGCACCAACATGTTGTGCTTCCACAGCGCGCCGTTGGACTGACGCCAGCCCCGTACCTTGTAGGTGGTGCTGAGCGCCTTCCCCATCCGATTGCCGCGTTCCCAATTGGCCCGCGCGTTGACCAGCTCCGAGGTCATTTGCCCGGACTCCTTGATAATCATCACTCGCTTGCGCGTGGTGCGATCATCCGTGACCACAGCTGAGATTTCGGTGGTGGTCTTGCCAAAGTCTTCGTCGGTCCCCTTACGCTGACCGAGCACCCGGTATTCGGAGAAGACGCTGGAAAAGTCCAGCCCAGCGTTGCCGGTCAAGATGTTCTTGCCGACTTCCAGCGCATCGAAGGCCCAGCCCTCGCTACCGGGTTTCGCCAGCACCGCCATACCGGTCGCGTCATCTGTCGAGAACACGCGGAACAGGGTCAACAACCGGTCGATGGACTCGAACACGGTCTCCCCGGGATTGACGGTGTGGTCGGACACCTTGCCTGTTTCGGCGATCTCGCTGCGCACCTTGATCTTGTATGGTTCCGCCAGTGCACTGACGATCGTCAGCACACCCTGCCCGCTCCACTGGCCCGGTTTGTTCACCGCCGCGCAGTCAACCAGATCGGCGGTCAGCGAACGGCCGGAGATCGACAGAGTGATCTGCTTGTCGTCATAGCTGATCGGCGTGGCGAACACCCAGCCCGTCAGCACCAGGTCAGCGCCGATCCGCACTTCGCATTTCGAACCCTGACGAATCGGTACCGCGAATGCCTGGCCGGGCCAGCGCCAGGTGATGCCCAGCGTGAAGTCACGAGCTTGACGCTCCAGTCCCGCCGATATCTCGACGGTTTTCCAGCCGCCAAAGTCCAGGCCGTCAACGGTCAGGCTGACGGCATTTGCTTCATCAAGCATGAGTTACTCCTGGGCGATCTTGATCGGCAACGGAGGCACAAACCCCGGGTGCCTGATGCGATTGCGCTGCACCACCTCGCCCTCGCGGGTCGAGTCACCGAATCGCCGATAGGCCAGCACCAGAGCTGGCAGGGTTTGCGCCGGGGTGATATCGACCAGCCGGACACCTGACGCGGCAACAGCGGTCAGGTGCTTGACCACCACCTGCCGTAGCGTGGCCAGGGCCCGGTAGTGCTCAGGGTCAGCCTTGAGAGACGCCTCCCAGATTGCTTCGCTGAGTGTGTCGCGCAGCTCGATGACGTCATCTGCCACAGGCACCTCTGGACGCTCAACCGGCGCCACTGCCTGGTGGTCAATCGCCGGCACCGAGTCCACAGCCACCGGCTGCACGGCAACCGGCATTTCGCTGATGATCAACCCGACTTGCACCAGCAGCGCGTCCTGCACCAGGTCAGCGGTGGCCTGGGCCGCTTTCGCGGTGTCGACGCCGCTGGCCTGACTGACGGTGTTGATGTTGCTCACAGCCTCGGAGTGCTGGGAAGCCCTGGCCACAGTGCCGCGATAGCTGGATCCTGGTCTGGAAAAACTCATCCCGGAGAAGTCGCTGAAGTAGCCGGAGAACAATGCCCCGAGCGCACCCGGTGAATTGATCAGCGACTGCACGAAGCCACTGAGGTTGGTGAAGAGCCCCACCAGCGGCGCGAACTGCTGTTGGATCACGTTGTAGACATTGGACAGGCTATTGCGCAGGCCGATGATGTTGAGCCGCGCCGCGTCCACCTTTGCCATAGCCGCCTTGTAGCGCGCCAGCGCCGAGTCCAGCAGGCCTTCCGACGCCTGCGCCACCTGCTGCCGCGTGTTTGCCGTGGCTGTCGGGTACTTACGCGGCAGGTCGGGGTAAAACGTCAGCTCGAACTGGGCGACACCGCCCTCCTTGCGGGAGTGTGTGACACTGCACTCGCCAACCTTGACCTGCATCCGCCCCAGCCACGGGTGTACCAGCTCGCCCGGGCCCTCGACTTCAAGGGCCTCGAGCAGCTTGTCACGCCGTACGAAACAATCGTCGCCGATGACCCACGCGCTCATCTTGTGGACTTGCGACTGCTTTCCCAACTGTTCAAAGTACGGCTCGTCCCGCTGGGGGAACTCATGCAACTGCCCTTTCTGGCCTGCCGGGACCGCAGCCTGATCAATCAAGAAGCTGATGCCTCGGAACGACGCAGGCAGCAGGTCATCACGCCAAGTTCTATCCGCCATTACCTGCCCGCTCCCACTGTCCGGCGTCCGACACTGGGCTTCACGCTCAGGCCGGGCTGATTGGTTTTTGCATCGTCCACGACCATGCCGGCAGGCGCATCATCGAAGTGAATGCGGAGATCGCCTTGAAGGTTCTGTCGGTTGTTGGCCGCTGTCTGCATGAGCAAACTGCCAGGAGGCGGCAATTGCCCGGGCGCTCGCAGCAGTGCCGAAGGGTCGACACCGGTGGCCGCGTTGTTGGCATCCTGCTGACTCTTCGCCACCAGTGGTGCCGCCGCCATTACCAGGGCACCAGTACCACCACCTGGCCCAGCGTTCCGCTGCCGCTGGGCTTCGGCGAAAGCGTTGACCTTGTTGGTCGCCGCCGCGATGATGCCGTCACCGCCGTCTCCCCCGCCGAAGTACTTCATGATCGGTTCGATGATCGGCTTCAGCTTTTCCCAGAGCGCTTTGAACCATTCAGTGATCGGCCCCCAGTGTTTGATGATCATCCCAAGCGGGCTCCAATCAAACGCAGCACGGAGAAAGTCAAAGAACGGCACCGATAGCGCTTTGATCAGCTCCCAGACTGCCCCAAAGAACTCAGACAGTGGCCCCCAGTGTTCGATGATGATGCCCAGCGGCGACCAGGCGAACGCGCTCTTCATCCACTCCCAGACCACCATGGCCGGACCTTTTATCCGGTCCCAGAGCTTTTCAAAGTAGGGAGCAACTGTCGACCAGTTGGCGATCAAGAAGCCCGCCGCCAGTGCAATCGCTCGAACAACCAGACCGATGATCGACATTTTTGTCACTGTGTCGAACAGCTTCATCGCGATCATTGCGCCCAGCACTGCAATGCGCAGCACACCGAAAGCCACACCAGCCCCCAGCACGCCCTTGATGACCTCAGGGTGAGCAGCGGCCACTTCCGACAACTTAGTCACCCACGGCCCAATCACCGCCAGAGCGTCGTTGATCGGCGGCAACAACACGTTACCAATCTCAATACCCAAGCGCGTCACACGGTTTTGCAACAATTGGAGCGCGTTCGCTGTGGTCGCCGAGCGAGATGCGTACTCCTGCTCCATGGAACCTGTGTATTGGGTTACATCCCCCACGCTCTTGAAGTTTTTCTTCAACAGATCCAGGTTGGTAAGCATTGGTGCAATGGCCGCCACCGACTCGGTACCGAAAAGCTCAGTCAGCAAGCCCGCCTGCTTGGCAGGATCGACCTCAGCAATGCGCGCGAGCACGTTCTCGATTGTGCCCTGAGCATCCTTCTGCATACCCTTCGCGACTTCTTTTACGTTCAGCCGCAGTGATTTGAAGGCCTTTGCCTGCTGCTTGGTCGCTGATCCGCCCTTGGTGAGAGCCAGCATGAAGTTCTTCATGCCCGTCGCCGCGACCTCGCTAGGCACACCGACGCCCGCCAGAGTCGCGCCCATCGCGGCGATTTGCCCAGAGGCAAGGCCGGCGATCGAACCAAGCGGACCGATTCGCGTAACGATGTCCGACACCTGCTGCGCCGTTGCAGGCCCCGTGTTGCTGAGGTAGTTGATCTTGTCAGCCAACGCCACCACTTCGGGCTGCGTCAGCTTGAACGACGTCCGCCATTTGGCCATCATCTCGCCCGACTGCTCGGCGGTCTGGTCGAAGGCGATACCCATTTTCACTGCATCGGTCGCAAAAGCCTTCAACTCCTCGCGAGGAATACTGGCCTGGCCGCCTGCCGCGACGATCGACGCGATGCCATTGGCCGCCATTGGCAGCTTTTCAGACAGATCGAGCACATCCTTGCTCATCTGTTTGAACTGTTCCGGCGAATCGAAGTTGACCACTTTCTTCACGTCAGCCATCGCCGACTCGTAATCGATGGCCGCCTTCGCCCCAGCCACAAACGGTGCCGCGAAGGCACCACCCTGCAGCACGTCCTTGAAACCGATGTTCCCCAACCCGGAACTGTTGAGCTGCTTACGAAAGGTCGCAACGTTCTTGCGGATACCGGTCAGCGTCGGCGACAGCCTGTCGACGCCGGTAATCAACGCCTTGAGCTGAAACTTGTCTGACATCGCTACACCTTCTGCATTTCGTTGATTCGCTGTGCGTGCACGAGCGATTCGGTGACAAGATCCAGAGGCCTGGCCATCATCTGTTCAGGGTCGATCTTCCAGAACCAGGCCAGGTCGTAGGCGACAACAATCAGCTCGTCGACGGTGCTGATGCCGCAGTCATGAAAAAACCGGCGACCGCCCAGCTCAGGCTGTTGAGGTCGGACAGATCCAGCTGATTGACCGACGACGGCGGGATGCCCGCGCAGACTGCGATGTACTTGGCCGAGACATCCAGGTCGAGACTGACGTCTTCGTTCTTATCGATCTTGTAAGGCAGCGACTTGATGGCCCGCACTTCCTGCACAGTGGGCCGACGCAGGGTCAGTTCTGTCAGTTGTTCGCCATGAGCGTCGATAGGTGCGCTCAACTTGATTGGATCAGTCATTGCCAGGTCCCCTTAATGCCGTCGAATTGCAGTTCGATAGTGCCGTCATCACCTTTCAAGGTGGGCTCATCGACCAGGTAGGCACCGGCCAACACATAGACCTTGCCGTTCTTGAACTCGCAGGTGACGGTCATGTCCCTGCCGTTGGTGATTTTTTTGATGTCAAGATCGGGCGTATAGATCGCACTGATCTTCAGGTGCGGCACCAGGTCCTCTTCCTTGTAAAAGCCTGGCGCCACCGACTCCCGCTTCACGCTCATCAAGGGCGCCTCGGCGCCGCCGGTGATGGTCAACTGAGCACCGTCTACTTTGACGTAGGCGGTACCCGCCACTAATTGGCCCATGGTGTTCGTCTCCAGAATGCAAAAACCCGCACAAGGCGGGTCGGGTGTTGGCGGGTGGTATTACTCGGTAGCGCGGTATTGCAAGCGGAACTGATTGAGCAAAGCGAACACCCGCAAGCCGTTGATATAGTCCGGCGGGAACAGCACGTTGACCCGACTCGAATCGTTGCTGTCGCGCTCAACCACCAGGTGCTCGGCGAACAGCTCAGCGTTTTCCACATGCCCTTCCAGCTCGAGCCGGGCGTATTGGGCAATCAGTTCGCCGCGGATAGTGCTCGGCGTGACAATCGGCTGCCCAGCGCCGAAGCGCGTGCCGTCGTCCGCGAGCTTGTGGCGACCGTACTTGCTGGTGATCACGCTTTGCATACGGCGGATGATGAACGCCGACTGGTGCATGGTCTCGCTGTCGAGGTACGAGTTGTCGGCCTGACCATAGGCGTTCTTCTGGTAGGTGGTGATCGCACGCTGGATGCGCACGTAACCGCCTTCGTAGTACGCGGTGGCGATACCGTAACTGAGCAACGACTGGCGCTCGGTCAGGGTGAAGCGCTCGCTGGCCGGCGCAGGGTCCAAGCCGGGCATACTACCGCTCTGGGTCGGGCGACTGGCATCGGCGGAGATGAACACGGCCGAGCGCGCAGCCAACGCCGCAGCCTGCACCCAGAACGGTTGAGGTACGCCGACTTCCATAGCCTGGACGGTCACGTGCTGGTCGTTGCGGGTCTGGCCAGCGGCGACCAGGGTCCCAACCGTTCCGCGCTTGGCGCTGTAAACGTGACCGAACAGTTGCTTGGCCCAGCTCCAGCGACCCACGCTGTCATCCATAGCGCCTTTCCAGGCGTCGAGGGTAGCGGTGTCAGACCAGGGTACACACAGGAACTCGAAAGGTTCATCGCCCAGAGCGGCAAGCGCGGCCACCTGGTCAGGCGCCCCGGTACCGCCAGCCATCTTGGTCAACACAACGGTCAATCCGGCAGGCGTCACTTCGCCGTTGGTCGTACCCAGCCGGTTGAGCTGCAGGCTGATATCGTTGCCGCTGTCACCTTTCCACTTGCACGTCAGCGTGACCACGCCGCCGGCGGTCACTGCGGTCACCGGCAGGTCCGGGCTGGCGTTGATCCGCACCGCCAGTGCCGTGGCAGCCGTCGCCGGGGAGGCCGCGCTGGGGATGGTGGCCTGCACGCGGATACCGCCAACATACACACTCAGTAAGCCCGCCTCGGTCGCCGCCCCGGTGATCGTGACAGTGGCCGCACCGGCGCTGCCCTCGGCGTTGGACAGCGACAAGCACCAGACCTCCCCAACTGGATCAACCTTGCGCCAGGCTTCGTACATCGCAGCCAGCATCGAGCCGGTACCGCCGATGTCACGCGCCATGCCAAGGCTAGGCACCAGCACCAGGGAGCCGATAGCATCGCTGGTCGCGTTGTCGTTGACCTGGGCGACGATCAACCGGCGCATTGACGACGACGCACTGTTGGCCGCCGAGTTATCCATTTCGGCGTAGAACAGCGGTACGCGCAAGTCCGCCGGGATGTTGCTGAATCCAATGGCCATTATTTCGGTTCCTCGGTTTTCGCCGGTTTCTCGGCCTTTGCTGGAGGGACATCAGCCTTGCGGGTGACGTCGCCATCGGCCAGGCGGCGGCGCCACCAGGCGTTGTCTGGAACGTCCCGGCCCTCGTCCGGCAGCAAGTCGCCGGCATCAGGATCGGGCACTGCGCGGCCTGCCGCCGGTACCACAGTGATGCGCTGTGTCATGGTGTTACATCTCCTGAAAATTTCGCTTCGATGCGCCCGTCCGGGCCAGGACGGTGCAGGTTCGGGTCTGCTGGGTCGATGCAGTCCATGTTGAAGGTGGCGCCGGTAAACCCTGGCAAGCCGTCGAGCTCGAGCTCGTGCCAGGTTTCCGCTGGGTCGCTGGCCGCGTTGCGACCCAGTTGGAAGGCTGCCGAAAAGCCGAACCGGTAGATCACCCGGTTGCGATTGATCGAAAGCAGATCGCCCCCTTCATATTCGATGGGGGTGTATTCCGGCGTCGGCGACCAACCGACGAGTGCGCGCCAGATTTCGCTGCGGAAAACGTGGATCAGGTCGGCGGCTTCCTGGCCGCGCTCATCCTGAGTATCCAGGACAAGCACCACGTCGAACTGATCAGTAATCGCCTGACGCACACCGTTCTGCACGTCGTTATTGCTGGCCTTGTCGGCCGTTGCGATCACGTAACCGGACGGATGGGACAACTTCGCGCTCGCTGCCACCGACTCAAAATCGATGCCCGCAGCAACCCGCTCGGAAAAGCTCGGGCTGTACCGGCGCAGTTGGGCGACTATCAAGCTGAGCTTCATTGACCAACTCCAGGCAATAAAAAACCCCGCCGAGGCGAGGTTTGGGTCTAACAAGGACGTCAGTCAGTAGACGTTCATCTCGAACGGCACGTACTGAGTCTTTATCTTGTTGAAGTAGAAAGACTTCTCGAATGGCTGGTTTGCAGCGGACTCCCAAGAATGCTTCATGTTGGCCTGGGCCGCCGCGGGAGACTCAAGGTCAGGCTGCAACGTGCGCATGATCGCGTAGGTCGAGCACATCATCAGCCGCAACTGGGCGTCATCCTTCGCACCCTTTGGCCCATTGAACTTGGCGTTCGAGATTTTCCCGGCTGCGTTTACATCAAGAAGGATATCCACTTCGGAGCCGTTAAGTTTCAGCGCCTGATGGACGATGGCACCGTCCTTGAGAACATTTCCGGCATCCAGCTTGGCCGCCGAATACTGGGGCACTTCCTTGATGTACTTGGCGATACCCGCTCGAAAAGCCTTGGGCGTGAGGGGCAAACCAGCCGGTGCCTTGGCCTGGGTGTCCACCGGCTCGCCATCAGGCGGCAGGAGGTACTCAACATCATCATCCGCAGCCTTGGGTTTTGCAGCCAAGGCCGGAAGGATTTGAGCGCACAACAGAACAGCTACAACGAATCGACCAATCATTCCCTTTGATCTCCGAACCAATAAAGGCCGGAAGCCTACACCACCCTACCGCCAAAAATCAGCTTCCGAAGGCATCCTCAAACGCTGCAGACAGTATCGACTTGATCTCACCCTTGGCATCCTGCAGGGCATGGGTCATGTAGTTGGCCCGCGGTTCGATGCGCCAGCCGTTGCTCTTTCGTGCAGCAGTCAACTCCGCGCGAGCGCCACTCACCCGACGATTGCTTTTGCCGCGTCCCTGCCCAGGCGCCAATGGCTTGACCCGACTCCCCTTGCGCACACCGTAGTATAGGTAGGCAGGATAAAAATCCTTCATACCATTGGTTTTCCTGGGCGCGATTTTCACCAGGAAGCCAGAACGGGAAACTTTGAAGTTGATCGCCTCCAACAATCGCCCGGTGCGATTGGCTGGATAGCCACCCTGGCCACGAGCCAACCCCACGTTCATCTGAGCCTTTTGCCGGACTAACTTGCCGACCTGGCGCATCGCGGCGCGAATCTTCTTCTTGTCGAAGGCATCCCGCTCGAAGTTGTCGAAACCCTCGATGTGAAAGTAGCCATCAACCCCTACCGAGTTAGCCATAGATACTCCCCCCGCCTTGATCCTGGCCGAGCTCCTCGACCTCGAGCACAGTGAAACGATGGGCTCCGTTCATGTCCACGCTACGGCTCACCCGGTAGAGGGTACTGCCATGTACCACTTCGTCCGCCGTGGTGACGCCCGGTAACAGACGCAAGGTGATGCGGTGGGTGATCTTGTTGTCCGTCTGCACGCTGTCAGCGTAAACGCCGGTACCCACCGGCTCGATCCGGGCCCAGCGCCGTTTCGGCATGGAAAAGATCGAGGTCAACCCCATGTTGTCCGCCGGCACATCCGTGCGCCGACGTATCGAAACGCGCCGATTCAGCTCCCCAGCGCCGGGTTCGCGATAAGCCATGTCAGATCCTCGGGGGAACGGTGATGCCTGCCAACAGGGTCAGTAGGTAGCGCTCTGGCAGTTCGTTGAGGGTTTGCCCGAGCACCAGTAACTCGCGATGACGGTAAGCCCAGGCTGCCGCCAGCAAGAGGTACTGACGCACCGAGGGGCGGTCTTCGATGTCGATACCCGCCAGGTAGGTGACCATCATGCCCTGAGGGCTGGAGCCCACCAGATCACGCCAGGGGCGGCCCTGCGATGTATAGAGCCGAGACTCCTGCCCACCATTGACCAAGTAGCAGGCCGCGGGATCCAGCGCCGGCGAGCCGGGCGCGACACCCAGAACCACGCTTTCCAATTCAAACGCCTGGCCCAGGGTCAGGGCGAAGGAACTGCTTGCCGGAATGACCGGCCAGTGGTCGCGATACCGACCCTTGCGGATCGCCGCACCACTCGCCTCTTCGGCCAAGCCGCGAGCGGCAGGGATGACGATTCGCTCGATCAGGTCACGCTCGGCGGTGTCGTCATCGTCGGGGTCGAGCCGGCACTGAATCACTACATCTTCATAGGTCAGCGGTTCGGGGCCAGTGTGAGCGATCAGCAAGGCCATGATTATGGCTTGCCTTCGCCGTAACCTGTGGTGTCATCTTCGCCAGCTCCGGCACCTTCACCGCCCTCAGCATTCCCAGCACCCGCACCGCCTTCGTCATCATCGGGCCCTTCACCATCGCCACCTTCCCCCGGTTCCAAGGGCAACGTTGGTGAGAGCGGAGCCGGGCGTTGTGTGGGTGGCGCTTTGGATGAAGCCTTGGATTTCCCCGCCCCCTTCGACGCCGGTGGCTTGTTCTTCTTACTATCAGCTACTTCTGGAGCCTTCGATGACTCTTCGTCGGAGTACTCTTCGGCATAGCCACCTGCGAAGAGACCATCAGCGGTTTCTTCATCGAAACCTGCAATTTCACCTGGGGCGTAACCGCGCCAAGACTTGAGGAAAATTACGATTACCGCGATTGCTACGAACATGAGCCGCCCCTCTAAACAGGTAATTGGCTGGCCCGGGGAGCCGGGCCAGGTGCGTCAGAGGCTGGAGCCCCACTTGACGGCAGTCATCACCGCCACCGACTCGACATGGCGCGGGCCGAAATCGTGCTTGGCGATCACGCGCACCAGGGTCTGATCGCGCTGGAAAGCGCTGACCATATTGCCCTCGGCATCCTTGTAGGTTGCCTCCTTACTGAAGTCGATGACCATGGAGTCGTCTTCGCCGATAAAACAGTCGGCAAAGTCAGCGAAATGGATCTCCGATTCATCACCACCCACCCCGAGATTGATAGGAACCTGGGTGGTCGTGGCAACCGGGAAGCCCTTCAGCAGGCCCTGGTCGAGCTCAGGATAGGCTTTGGCCCCCTTACCATCATCACCAACACGCAACGCAGCCAACCAGCGTTTGGTGCGAGGAGCCATGACAAAGCCTGGGGAGATCATGTTGGCATTGGCGTTCTCCAGGCGAAGGATCAACGCCGACAGCGCAAACTCTACGGCCTCCAGTGTCAGCGAGGCGGGAGCTGCGAACACGTTGAAGGCCGGGGCCCAGAAGCGCAGGCCCTTGGGCATGTTGCCGGTACCGGCGCCACGCAGAAAAGACAAGTCCTCAGCAAGACCAATCGCGCTGGTCAAGTCATTGACTACCAGGCGATCAACGTTGGGGTTCACACCCGAGTAGGCCAACAGATCATTACTGATCGGCACCAGAGCAGCGAGCTTCTTCGCCGACAGTTTGAGGTCGTCGAATTGCATACCCGTCGCGGGCATGTCCTCTTCACTACCGATGTAACCCACAATTGCCCCACCCTTGATACGCGGGACAGCCATGCTGCCGTTATTCAGGGGGAGCGAGACCGTCCCCATTTTACGTACAACCGATTTTGGCCGAAGCAACTCAATTACTTCGCTGGAAAAACTCTGTGGAACCAGCACACCACCAGCGGCCGGGGTAACGGTACTGAGGGCCATGGCGATGTCCGGATTCATCCCAGCATCATGGGCCATCTTGGCTGCAGCATGCTGGTCACCACGAGTCGCCGCCAGAACCCGCACCATCTGGGCCATATTGGCGCCCGGGATTGGCTTCGCCGCATACGGGCCACTGATGTGTGTTTTGGGCGGACCGTTGATGCCCTGCGCACTGACATCCACCTCCACCGCCGTCGACGCAGCCACACGCTCGGCCGATTCTGCACGAGCCAGCTTTTCGTTCAGGGAGTTGAATTCGATGCCGAGCTGGGTGAACTGAGCCAGTTGTTCGACGGACAACGAACCACCGTCCGCCTCGATCTTGGCCAGCGCCTGAATCGAGGTATTGAGCTGGGCGCGTTCGCTACGCAGTTGAGTTACAAGGGACATACTGCCTCCTGGGCATAAAAAAACCGTCACAAGGACGGTCGGTATCACTGCCGCGAACGCGGTCAGAGTGGGTCAGGGTCAAATCTGGGACTGAATCGCGAAGGCTGCTGCCCGCACACTGATATGTTGTCGCGCCTGGATGCCGCCTTGCCGCTGGCTTCGGCTGAGGGCCACCGCTCGCGAGAGGTTGTCGACGGCAAGCTGCGGCGTTTCCATGCGATCTGCCAGCCCCACGTCAATGGCGGCCTGGCCTGTGTAGCAAGCCGCCTGGGTGGCGACGATGTCGGCGACATCGCGGTTGCGGTATTCGGCGACGTGGGTGGTGAAGAGCTGGTAAGCCCCCTGAACCCGATCGGTGAGCACCTGCAGCGACTGATCGCTGATCGGTTCGTCCGGCGTCAGGTCGTTTTTGTGGGCCCCGGCAAACACTGTGGTTACCTTGACGCCGGCGCTCTCAAGCATCCGTGAGCGATCCATATGACTGGCGATCACACCGACTGAACCGACGCCGGACGTGAGGCTCACCACCACTTCCGTACAAGCCGCTGCGATAAGGTAGCCACCGGAGTACGCCATGAAATTGACCAGACCGGTGATGGGCTTGATCTTGGTTGCGGCACGAATATCTGCCGCCAGCTCGAACGCCCCGACAGCGTTTCCGCCTGGGCTGTCGATATCGAGCACGATGTGTTCGACCAATGGATCGGCAACAGCCTGGTTGAGCGCCGTGCGCAGCCCTTCGTAGCTGGTCATGGTTTCGCAGACAGACAGGTGGCTCCCGCGGCTGACCAATATGCCGTAGACCGGGATCACCTCAACGCCGGTTCGGCCGATGATCTCCCTGCGCTGTGCTTCCTTCTCGACCGCGCGTTGCTCGTAGTCGTCGTCATCGTAGAAGAGCTTCGTGTCGGTCGGCAGGCTGGACAGCCCGCCCATGCTCAGGTTGACGATGTTCAAACTCATTGCCTGGTTGGCCCAGCGCACCCCCAAGTCGAGCATATCGGGGGTGACTAGCAGCGGCTGATTGAACAGTAGGCTGGTAGCCCGTAGATGTTGTTTCATGCGGCAAGCATCCTCAGTATGTCGTCGCGCTGCTGTTCGATCATGGCGCGGACGTCGGGGTTTTTCATATTCGGCAGCCCATGGGCTACGTCGGTCATGTTGAGCGGCTGCAAGTAGCTGTCGCCGCTGGCCACCGGCGGCATGTTCTCCAGCCGGCGAATATCATTGATCGACAGCCAGCCCCATTGCCGCCCGACCGCGTAGGAGTCATAGCGACTTTTCTGGTCGCCCCGCAGCAGGCCGGACAGGTTGTGCTCGATGAAGTACTCCCGGCGTTCGGCAGGCAGCAGGAAGTCGCGCATCATGGCTTCTTCATGCCGCTTGACCCACGGCAGCAACGCGAAGATCACGTACTGGATCAGCAACTGCTCGAGGCTGTTGTAGCTGGCCTTCTCCAGGTCGTTGATCATGTGCGGTGGGATCTTGTAGATCCGTGCCAGGTCGGTACCGGTGACCTTGAGAATCCCCAACAACTCGGAATCGACGTTGTTCATCGACACAGGCTTGAAGGTCATGCCCTCTTGGAGCATCGCCACCTTCTTGGCGTTATCGATGCCGGAGAACTTCTGGCCCCACTGGTCGAGGATCGTGTCAATACCGGCCTGGCTCTTGATCGCCGGCGCTTCCTTTGGCCGCTCGATCACACCGCTGACCGCGGTGCCGTTGGAGAAGGACTTGCTCGCGTACTGACGCGCCGCCTGGGCCAGGCCGATCGCATCGGCATGCAGCTCTACCGGCGACATGCCGGTGTAGTGGTTTCTAGTGTGCCAGCGCACGTGGTGGATCAGGCGCATCGGCAAAGGGTCGTGACCGCCGATCCGGTAGTAGGGCAGCAGGTCGTGCCCCTTCAGAACGGTGACCTTGTCGTTGTGCAGCGGATACAACCCCTTCACCGAGCCATCATCGTTTCTGTCTATATAGCTGAAAGCATTGCCGCGCAGCCCGGCTGCGAGCTGGCTGCACTCGCGATATTCGTAAGGCGTTTGCCAGCCGTTGGGCTGATATCGCAGCACATCGTACAACGGGTGGTTCAGCGCTGGCTCGCGCTTGCCTTCGCCCAGCCGGCGGTACATTTCAAGTGGCAACTGGGCCACGCTCTCGGCCAGCAGCGTGACGCAGTTTTGCAGGACAGTGATTGCCAGGGCGCTATCCGGGGTGACTTTGACCCCGGCCGCCGATCGACTGGAACCGATCAAGCTGCTCCAGAGTCCCGTGCCGTCGTTGCTGACCAGGCCGTCGCGGGCGCCGAAAAGGCTGCTGAAGAACATGATCAGCCACCCCCCGGTTTGGCTTGACGGCGCTGGGCGGCAACGGCCTTGTCGGCGATGTAGGCCCAGGCCAGCAGCAACAGACCGGCGACAATCAGCGCCGCTGGGACGTGGACCAGGGCGATGCCACCGATCAGCAGGCCGAAGCCGAGCAGCCCGGCGAGCCAGGCAGCCAGTTCGATAAGATTCAAATGCCTACCCCTTCGTCATAGATGGATGTTCCGGTGCTGCCGGGTGCGATCGAGCCACTGATGCCCGTGGCCATAATCGAAGCGACGATGCCGTCGATGCGACCGATGGCCTTGGCCTTGTCGGCCTTGCGGTTGTTGGCCGGGTCAGTGGTGATCACAGCGTTACTGGCGCACCAGGTCATGACCGGATTTTCGTCGTGCCGCAACGACTCGACAGGCTCAACGTCCAGGGCCGCACCAACGATGGTCGCGTCTGCGACATCCGGGTCGATAACCGGCTTCGTCCGGGGCCCCAGCAGGCGACGCTCGAACTCGTCCACCGCCGGGCCCATGTCCTTGTAGCCCTGGCCAAACGGCACCAGTTCCGGCAGCGAGATGTCGTGCTCCTCCTGGAGCTGCTGCAAATCCTCGATCCGCCAGCGGTCGTAAGCGATCTTGCGCACGTCGAAGTAGCCGCAGATGGTTTGCATACGGCGCAATACATGCAGTTTGCTGATCGCCCGCCCCGGGGTCGTTTCCAGTTCCTTGGCCTTGATCCAAGCCAGGTACGGCACCTTGTCGCGCTTCTCGCGTTCGTCCAGCTTGTCGTCGGGGATCCAGAAGTACGGCAGCAGCCGCCAGTGCGGATCCTCAAACGTCGGGTAGAACAGCAGCACGAAAGCCGTAAGGTCAGTGGTGCTGGACAGGTCGAGGCCGCCGACACATGGTCGGTTGCGCAGAACAGACATCCGTACCCGTTCGGCGGCCTGGCTCCAAACGTCCCACGAGATCCACGGCGAGGTGGCCTGGGTCCATTCGCAGAAGTTGAGCCGCCGCACGACAGCCTCTTTCGAGGGCATGCCCCGAGCCTCGGCCACCTGCTCGCGCAAGTACTTCCGCCCTGGGAGGCCATCGGTCTGGCCATCCAGGATGAAGTCAAGGCTGGGGTTGACCTTGGCCCAGCAGGATTCGTCCTTGAAGGGGTCGTCGCCCTTGTCCAGGCTGCAGATAAATGCGAAGAAGCTGTCGTTGTCTTCCTTGCCGGCGCAGATCCGTGAGCCCAGTTCGTGGTGCTCCCAGCAGACGCTGGTCTTGTCGGTACCGCTGTTGGTGATCATGACTATCAGTGCTTGCTTCCGGTGCTTGGTACCAGCGCGCATCATGTTCACGACCGCAGCGGTCTTGTGTTCGTGGATCTCGTCGAGCAGCGCCATGTGCGGGCGCGGGCCGGACTGGCCATCGTCGGCGCTGATCGGTTTGAAGAACGACCGCGTGTTCGGGTAGTAAAGGTTCCAGACTTTTTCCCCGGTCCCCGACTGGTGTAGGCGACCACTCAGGTGCGGCGACAGGTCGGTCATCGCCACCGCGTCGCGGAACAGGACCATGGCCTGGTCCTTTTTCGTCGCAGCGGCATAGATCTCGGCACGGGCCTCACCATCTGCGGTCAGCCCATACAAGCCGATACCCGCCGCCAGAGGCGACTTGCCGCTGCCCTTCCCCGTTTCGATGTAGGCAATCCGGAACCGCCGGTACCCGTCTTCAGTCTTCCAACCGAACAAGGAGCCAACGACGAAGGCCTGCCAGGGCGCGAGGATGAATTTCAGCCCCTCATATTCGCCGCCGTTGAGTTTCAGCACGTCTTCGAAGTAGCCGATGGCATGCCTTGCCGCATCGAGATCCCAGTACAACCCACGCTTGTGGCCGTCGCGAAGGTCGCGAAGGTCGCGAAGGTGTCGCCGACAGGCGTTACGAACATCAGGTCCAGCAACGATCTGCTTGGCCTTTACCGCGCGGGCAAAGGCCGTTGCACGATCGTCTTCATCCAAAATACTTCTGGGCGGTGTCTCGTTGTTCATTGGGGAACAGCTCACCTTGAGGCACCGGGGTAACCTTCAGATTGCGCCGCGCCATGGGCGAGAATCCGAAGAGCGAGCCGGCTGCGTTTGCGCGTTTCTCCGCATCGTTCGCCAACTGCCGCCAGACGGAGATTTGAGTGGCGCCCGTCTTGAAGATCTGGACGTCGCCCTTGTCCGCCCCGCCCATTTCGGCGTTGAGGTCAGTGATGCGACGGCGGAATGTCTTCCAGTCGGCGACGGCTTCGCAGTAGGTGGCGAGGGCCATCATGTCCAGTTTCGCGACCAGGCCAAGCAGCAGCAAGTCCGGCACGATGCGTTCCCACTCGGCGACAGCACCGTCGCTGAGACAGTCGGGCATCGGTGGCGCTTCAATGGGAACTGCCGGTGACGTGAGATCGTCCATCAGTTCGCTGAAGGGCTTCTTGCTCTTGTTGCCGTCCAGTAAATGCAGGACGGCGGGCTTTCCTGATCGCCCCGAGTTGCTGTTTCCAGCCATGTGAACCTCCTGAAACTCAATAAATTGAGCCCTTTTCTTGATACCCCCCCCTCCCATTTTCCCCGGCGATGCAAGCAAAAGGGGGCGACCGGTCTAGAACGAGTCCGAAAAACGCTTTTTCACCCCCCCTACCCACCCACAAATGATAATGATTGTCATTTGATAAAAATCGCACCATTTCCGTGCGCCCGCGGCTGAAAACGGCTATCGGTTCCAGTGATGCCCCGGATCTACGGGCTTTCCGCCGCGATCACAGCCGACCTCACGGCCCGACTTCTCCAACCGCTGCTTGTGCGAGTCATGGCAGGGCCCACAGAGCGACTGCCAGTTCTTCCGATCCCAGAACAGATCCTGATCTCCCCGGTGCGCGACGATGTGGTCAACGATTCGGGCAGGTTGGACGAGCCCCTGGCGCTCACACCGGGCACACAGCGGATGACTGCGCAGGAAGCCTTCGCGCGCCCGCTGCCAGCGGTAGCCGTAAAGGCTGGGAGTCTTGGCTGGGGCTGTCACTGCCCTGGCTCGCCATTAACCGGTGGCACCTCACTGACGCCCAGGCGCTTCGCCAACCACCGCTCATACAGACCGATGGCGACATCAGCACCGGCCATTGCGGTCAGACAGCCGATACCACCCGCAGTCCAAATCGACACCCCGGCGGCGTACAGCAGCATCATGGTGGACAGCCCGCAGACAACACAGGCACCAGACCGTAACGCCAGCCGCCGCACCAACGACCAACCACGCATGCCGTCCTTGTCGGCCCGCCACATCTCACCCGATACACCGCCGACCAAGGAAAGTACGATCACCATCCAGATTGGCATTTCCAACAGCGCTTGCTGTTCGTTCGTCATGTCACGCCCCAAAAAGTTGACCGGCGCCGAACGCCGAAAAAAGAAAACCCCGCCGGGGAGGCAGGGTTCTCGATGTCCCAGCGAAAGCCGGGGCGGGTTGCACAGCACGTGCGAGGTCAGCGCCGAGGCGCAAATTCCATATCGTGGGGACTTTTTACCCCTCTCCGGAAAAACCGAAAAGGGGCTATTTTCGGTTCATCGACTCGACTCAACTTTGACGCAACTTTGACGCATGGTTGAGGCAATCCACTCCGACAAACGGTAGCGCTCCAAATCGATAGCTGCGCCCCACGGTAGCCACCATAACCACCTCCAACCTGCCAGAGTTTAAGACGCCTGTCGCCGCCCCACCGCCGACACCAACGTCAGATCCGTTTCAACGCCTCCACTGCGCCGCCCAAGCCCTCGGGTAGTCGCGGTCCGCACAGTAAGGATGACATGCACCTGCTGGTGAAGACGATGCACCCAGTTCCTGTAAGTGCGGTCGGCATCGCCGGAGAGCCCGAGCAACGCCAACTGACTGCGCACTGTCAGGGGCTCCGCCGGCAAGTAACGGTTATGAGCCAACCTCACCAGTTGCGCCCCCTTTTCCGATTGACGCTCAAGCTGGGCCAGCGCCGCCGCGATCTCGCAAGCGACATGATCCATACCAGCGCCACCACCAGGCAACCGGGGCCCAGGCGTGCCACGGGGAGCACTGCCGCCCCACTCCATGATCGTCGCCATCGGGCTGCCCAACCCACCGCCATTGCCGACCTGGCAGCACTGGCGCGCCCAATGCTGCATCAGTTCCTCGATTTCCACGATCATCACCAATTTCCCCTACAAAACCGAACCCGACACAAAAACACACAACCCGACACAAACCCAACACAGCCAAAAACCTTTAAATTCAACAGCTTCAAATCGAATGTGTTGAGTGTGTTTGGTGTGTTGGGTTTAACGGTTCTCGCATAAGAAAAAAACCTTGCCGCCATGGATTCAAATAACGTCACCCATGCACGCGCGCGACGACAAACCCAACACACCCAGCACAACATGCGCAAAGCCGCGAAATAGAAGGACCGAAATTGTGTGGGGTATCGAAAACCAACCCAACACACGCTCAACACACCCAACACACTTTTTGTCGGACTCATGCTGCAGCCGCCTTGATGTGGTCCCAGTTATCGACGTTCCACCCCGACAGACGCGCCGCCGCCCGCCACGCGACCACTGCCTTGCCTAGGTCGGCCGATCTGAGTGATGGGGGTGGGGAAGCATCATCCCCATGGGGAAAGAAGAACGCCCCGAACTTGCGATTACTCCCATCCGTCCAGGGAATGGCCCGGGTCTTGTCCACCTCGGAACTGATGAAAAGCGAGAACTTGGTCTGGCTCATCACGTGTTCTTTGTTGCGATGACACCACTCAAGGAACAGCGAATAGAGGTCGGTTGAGAGGCATGGCCCCCAGAGATCTCGCCCCAGCTCGCTGTACTTCCACAGGTGCAGAAAGGTTTGCCAGCCAGCCCGACTCAAAGCCACCAGACGCTCCCGAGCCTCAGTCGATGGCGGCCGCGTGCGCTGGTTGAAGTCGCCCAGATCAATCGATAGAAGCCAGCCATACAGCGCCGCAACGCCGCCTTGTTCCAGCTCCCGGCCGACTGCCTTTTGCCGCTCGACCGGCAACGTTTCCATGGGCCACATGACCAACATCCGTCGATCGCTCTCACTGATGGGCCAGGGCAGGATCTCATTGCTCAGGAACACCGCGTTCATATGGTTGGCTTCCTCCCATCCGTTGATGAACTTGGATTCCATGCGCACGGTCTTACCGGTGATCAGATGCTTGATCTTCCCGACCTGGTTGTACCGCTGATCACGACTCACCACCTCTTCAAACACCGACCACAGTTTCCGGCTTTGCCAGGCGTTGAAGTTGCTTTCCAACTGCGTCTGGCCCACGGTCGCGGCGTACTGGCCGTAGAGCATGCCCAGCGCATCGGCGAACAACAGGCTTTTGCCTGAACCCTCCATGATCGAGTGCATCAGCACAGCGGTATCCATCTTGGCGCCCAGGTGTTGCAGCGGGTACGCCAACCACCGTACCAACCACTGGGCGGCGGCCTCATCGTGGTTACATAGAAACGAGATCAGCCACCGCAGATTTGCGCAGGCCGCGTCATCCCTCACAGGCTCCAGCGGCAGGCCGTCAAAGGTGTTGATGTACACCGCGGGGTCTTTGGTCATGGTCGGGTCAAACACGATATGCTCAACGTCCACCGTGCGCCGCTCGCTGCTGTTCAACCACAGCGGGTAGGTATCGCCCAGGGCCATCTTCACCGCGCCCTCGGCAATGCGCCGCTTCTTCTCTCGGTCCCAAACATCTTTGGTCCCATCGATGTACACATAGCGGTCGGTAGGCGACATGCCAAAAGCATCACCCTTTTTTCCCGCCATACGCCGCGCCTGCTCTATGTCGCTGACATGATCAGCAGATATGAGGCGTTTACCGGTGTTGTCCAGCCACTCCTTGGCGATGGGCTTACTTACCCGAGCCTCAAAGGCCGCCTTCTTCATCGCCCGCGCCTGATCGCAATCCCACACCTGCGTGGTGCCCTCAACTAAGGCAAACCGCCGCAGCACCTGGTCAAGCGTCAAGACTTCCCCCGCGCCCCCCGTTGAAGCAGGAGCAGCCTCGCTGGGCGCGACTTCACCGCCCTGGCTCGGCCCGCTCGAATCATCAGATGGGGGTGGGGGAAGATCAGCAGGATCTGGGCGCGTGGAATGGGACATACCCAATACCCGAGCAGCTTCCTTCACTGCCCGCCCCTGATCACCGCCGTGCTCGAGCAGACAGAACACCTCGAACGCATCATTCTGATGCCCATTGGCCAACGGATCCGCGCCGTGGTGCGAATACACCTTGCCTTCATTGACGGTGATGCCCGGCAGCCCAGTGCTGCTCTGGGGGTAAAGCCACTTGTTCCCACGCTTGATGTAGCTATGAGCACGCAACAACTCGGTCACGTCATGACAACGATTGAACTCATCGATCACCGAAGGCTGCTTGCCCTGGGCCGGTGGCGGTCGCTTGAGTACCTTCCCAACCGGTTTCTTCGGCTTCGGCGCCCACGGGCACGCGGCCTCGGCATCGCGCTTAAAGATGTCCCAGTTGTTCCAGATCGACAGAAGGTCCGCTGTCAGTGTCGGCAAGCCCTCATCGGCGTTCGGCGCCGTGCGCCAGACATAGGGTTTGCCGGTCCCCGGGTGAATCGATGGCGGCAGAACGTCCTGCACCAGGCCGGCGCGCAGCTCGAACACCGTGATGCGCTGGAACTGCTCGGCCTCTGCCCTGGCCTCGGCCTCGCCAGCGGTATCGCCGGCCACCTTGGCAGCCCTGGCTTGAGCCATCAGCGCCTTGTGCTTCGAGCCATCCGGATCGAGCTCATTCGGCCACGCCAGGGAATGGCGGTTCAGCTCTACGCCATCTGGTAGCCGGAACAGGATCCGGAACCGCGCCGGGTTGCCGACAACGGTCGGGAACACCAGCGCCATGGCATCCAGGTCCAGGCCCAGCAGGTCGTACAATACCTGACGCGTCCACTGCACATCATCGACATCCAGCGAACAGACACGGCTCGGCCCGAGCACGACGCCCAGGTTGTGGTTGGGATTCTTCTGCCAGAATGCTTCGGCCTTGGCAGCGTCAGTGATGTAGCCGCCCGGCTTGTTCCAGCCTAACCCCTTGGGGCCCTTCTCTCCCGGGGAGATGGGGACCAGCGCAAGGCCAAAGGTTTCGATGTAGCGCCGCGCCCACTCAGCAGTGGGGATTCCGTTGGCCTGATCAGTCATCTGCGCCGCTCCCGCAACCCCTGGCAACTGACGCAGGTAGCACAACCCTGGATCGTCTGTTGACGAAGTAACGGGATAGGTTCACCGCAGTCTTCACAGAATTGCGCGCTGACTGAGCATGTCGGCCGCGGCCGGCGGTCCAGCGCCATTTGCAAAAGGTAGTCCGCCTGATCGTTTGCCACGTCAATGATGTCAGCCATTGTCCTGGGCCTCCATCGCCTGACGGGCACCGGCCATGATGCCCAAAACCGCCTGGATCACGTCGATACCGTACTTGTCCAGGGTCGCGACTTCGTGAAGCTCCCAAACGTTATCAGCGGCACCCGCGTGCATGCTGGAAACAAACTCGCCAGTTCTCTCCAGCAGCTTACCAACCGACTTCAATGCCTCAGCCGTGGCAGGGACAGGCGTCGGCTTGTACCAGACCGCACCAGCAGGACGCACAAGGGCATCAAGCAGCGCAGGGCTTTGCGTCAACCGAATAACCTCTTCCAGGTCATCAGGCGTCAGCCAGCGGCGCTCTTCGTTGAGCTTCAATTTCTTCTGAAGCTCGTCGTAATCCATGAACATGTCATGGGCCAGCGCAGTGATGCCACCCCGATAGTCACGACCGGAACGGTAAAGCGCTTCGCGCAATGAAAGGACCGGGCCAGCGCCCGGCAAAAGATCTGTGCGACTCATAACCGTAAATACCCCGTTTACGGCCTAGCCATGCGAATAGGTACGACCTATCCTACGACCACGACCGATGTGCATGTGCTGTGTATCGTCGTAGCTGGGCTGGGGGGTTCTTTGGTGAGAGGCCCCAGCCCGGCACCCTATGCAGCCAACTGTTTACGCCGACTACCAATACGCCGTATCTCAAAGCCCTCTGGCTTTCCGGCGGAATCACTGACAACCCGGATATCCCGGCCACTCAGCATCATTTGAGAGATGGCGCCCTGAGTTACACCCAGAAGCTCAGCCACCTCAATCTGACTTTTGCCCTTCGCGAACTCTCGCAAAGGGATCCCATAATCAACTGGCATTCTCAATTCCTCAGAACGGACGCAGGACCAGATATTAGTCCAGCTCATATAAACAGGCAAGAAAAAACCACCAGCACTCTTTGAGCGATATAAGCAACCCTTATAAGATCCATGCCATGACTAAAAAGCCGCCCTACGTCGCAGAAGAAGCTGCCCGGCTCAAAGCCGCATACAGCGCCCGGAAAGCAGAGGACCGTAGTCTTAATCAAGACAAGGTTGCTGAAGCTTGTGGGTGGTCTGGTCAAAGCGCAGTCAGCCAGTACATGACAGGCAAGATCGCACTGAATCTCCCCGCGTTATTAAGCCTAAGTCGCGCCTTACGTTTCGCCCCCGAGAGCGTCAGCCCTCGCTTGGCGGAAACGATGGCGCCGGCGAATAACGGTTCGGTGATAAGTAGCCCGGTTACCGGGGGCTCACACCAGAACACCACGGATTTGGGACCGGCGGGGAGGCTGTTGCCTGTGATCGGATATGTAAAAGCAGTAGCCTTTTGCGAGGCGGGTGAAGGATTTCAACGGGAAGATGCAGAAGAATGGGTCGAAGCAGGAGGTGCTGCAGGCCCACGCGCGTTCATCCTGCGCGTAGAAGGAAGAAGCATGGAGCCCGATTTTACACCTGGTGACAAAATTGTTATCGATCCCGACATGGCCTGGAAATCGGGGGATTTTGTAGTCGCCAGGCGCGCCAACGAGAAAGCTGCGACGCTCAGGCAAATCAACGAAGAAGGTGGTGATCTCTACCTTTACGCCACCAACCCGAACTGGCCGGATCGAGTGATCAAGATCGACTCCGAATGGAAGGTGTACGGCAGAGCCCGTAGGAAAATCGTGGAACTTTAGTCATTACCACTCCGAGGAAGCCCGCTCACTGCGGGCTTTTTTGTGCCTGACCGCCCAGAAAAATTAGTAAATAACAGCAATACTATTGACAGATTAAACCAGTAACACTAATTTTGATCTCGTATACCTCTCACCAAGAGTACGAGACATGCAGACCACACAGCACAGCACTACCCGCTGCCGGGTGTATCTCCACCCCACAGCTTGCACAAGCCCGAAGGCCGTCGAAGCCATCCAGAAGCGCATCGGCGTGCTGGTCATCATCCCGGCGCTCCGCCAGCCCGAACTGGTCCACACCACCCCAGCGGCTGACGACTTTGGCCCATTCGGGGGAGACGCGGCATGAACCCGCTGACTCCCGAACAACTGCTGATGCAGATCCTGGCCGCCGTTCTCCTGATCAATTCCCAAGGGAAATGGCACGCCTTTTTCAACCTGGCCGGACACGCTGGTCGCGTCGACGTGAAGATTGCGCCTGCAGGTTACGACTGGACTGGTGACCCAACCGGCAAATGGCCTGGGACGACAAATCACGCTCAACTCACAGCAACTGAGCGGGACCCAGACCCGCAACCGGGCCTGCTCGACCTACTGGACTGGACAAAAAGCCACCTCGCCACGGAGGCCGCAGCATGAAGCCACTACTGATCGGCCTCACTGGCCCTGCCCGCTCCGGCAAATCTACCGCCGCCGAACACCTGGTGCGTAACCACATGCTGGAGCACTACGCGTTCGCTGACCCGCTGCGCACCGGCCTGATGGAGATCTTCAATCTTGATCCAGAAGACTTCGAAGGCTCCCGCAAAGAGCAGCCAATCGATTGGATCGGCAAGTCGCCCCGCCAGTTGATGCAGTCAATGGGTACTGAGTGGGCACGCCAGATGGTTCACCCGGACGTATGGGTCAAGATCGCGGAACAGAACCTCAACTACATGGAGAACGCCCTGACGGACGTGATCGGGTTCGTGATCAGCGACGTGCGCTTCGAGAACGAAGCCGAGCTCATCCGGAACCGCGGCGGCACGATCATCCACATTCAGCGGCCGAATGCACCAGCGGTCAACCCCCATATCAGCGAGGCCGGCGTCCAACGTCTGGGCGTCGATCTGACCGTGTACAACGCCGGAACACAGGCGGGCCTGCACCAGCAGGTTGACGAATGCCTGCACTTCATTCGTACCGGCACACATCGGCCCGCCGCTTGAGGTCATTGCTATGAACCGCACCCTGGATGAAACAGCGGCTGTGCTCGGGATCAAGCCCCGGGCCTTCCGCGCCAAGCTGCGCGACATGCGCATTCTGACCAGCTCTGGCGACCTCGCCAGCCACCACCGTGACCGGGGCTATCTGTTCTCGGACGCACGCGTCCGCTGGAACCCGAAAATCGGTAAAGGCGTCCACTACGCCGTGGTGATGGTGAAGGAAGAGGGCGTGCAGTGGCTGGCCAAGAAGCTGGACATCACCATCTCGAACAAGGAAGCCGCCGCATGAAACAGACTCCGCTCGATATCGCCGTAGGCGCTCTGAAGATGGTACCGGTCTACTTCAACCAGCCCGGTGCCGTCTCCCGCGAAACGCTGATCGGCCTCTCCGCCGAGGCAGTGACCGCCCTCGGCAGCATCCCGCCGCTGGATCTGGCCCTGGCGGAAGTCTTCCGCGCCGTCGATGCCGTCACCCGCCTCGGCCAGGTTGCCTACGTAACCCCGACCAACCTGCCCGGATTCCCGTTCGGTGCAGTGGTCGCCGATCAAGACGGCCAGGTCCTCGCTGCTGCGGTGGGCGTCAGCAAGGAAGGGCTGGCCGAGACGATCCGTGTCAAGTTGCTGCCCCACGTGGAGGGGCACGGGGAGGTATGCGCGTGAGCCAGACCCTCGACCAGCTCCGGCGCGAGTTCGCCACGCCCTGCCCCACGTTGTCGGCAGTCCGTGAACGGTACTTCTCGCACATCCGGACCGACCGCTACTTGATCAGCGAGATCCGCTCCGGCCGCATCCAGCTCAAGTTCACCCGCCTGCACAACTCCGCCCGGGCGAAGCCGGTGGTCTACCTGCACGACCTGGCCGCCTACCTCGACGCGCAGGCACCGAAGCAGGCGGCTTGATTCAAGGGTGCCCCCTGCCCTCCAGGGGCAAACACATAGCAATCAAGAGACACAGCACATGAAACCTACTGATACAGCCGAGTTCATCGGCGAGCTCAATGCCGGGGTTTACGCCAGCCAGATCGGCCACGCCCTGTCCGAAGTGGCAGCCGGCGTGGTCGACCACGGCAAGGCCGGCGTGGTCACGCTGACCTTCAGCCTGAAGCAGATCGGCAGCAGCCACCAGGTCACCGTTAACCACAAGCTCGACTACAAGGTGCCGACCAAACGCGGCAGCCGCAGCGAGAACACCACCCTCGACACACCGATGTATGTCGGTGAGGGCGGCAAGCTGACCTTGTTCCCGGAGGCGCCAGGCGCTGACCAGCTCTTCACCCGGGACGAAGCACCAATCCACTCGAAGTCATAGCGACGGTGCTGCCACACCTGAAAGCCCATTTCTCTCACCACCGCAAGGAAAGATCCAATGGAAGCCAAAGCCGTACAGTTGATTCAAGACACCGCGATCCTCGCGCACGCCAAGACCCTGGCGACCCACATCCCTACCGTGGCCCTGCCAGCCGACGTCAAGATCCACAGCATCGAGAAGTTTCAGCTTCTCCGCGCCCGCTTCCGCGGAGCGCTGCAAACTCACTCGCTGAATGACTTCAGCAACTACGTCATCGCTCAGACCAGCACGAACATCGTGGGCTTCGTTGACGGCGATGCCATGGCCTGCACCGTCTATTTCAACCTCGGCGACGAAGTCGCACCGGGGCACGGTGATTTCAACGCAACACTCAACCTGAAAAAGACGGCTGCCTTCCTGGCCCTCGAACAGGCGGCCAGCAAACAGCACGCCCAGAAGGACCTCAGTGACTGGATCGAGGACTGGGCCCCAAACCTGAAAGCCCTCACCGCCGACGCCACCGAGATCGACCTGCGCAAAGCCACGGGCGCCATCCGATCGATCAGCATCGACCAGGCACGCCAGAGCGAACACGTCGTCGGCGACCTGAGCACGTCTCGTTCTGCGATGGAGCGGATCGAGGCCAAGTCATCCGAGGGCCTGCCTGCTGAATTCCTGTTCACCGTGAAGCCATTCGAAGGCCTCGGCGAGAAGGTCATTCGCCTGCGTGTCGCCGTGCTGACCTCCGGCGACAAACCAACCCTGCGCCTGCGCTGGATCGGTGAAGCGCAATTGCGTGAAGACCTGGCCCAGGAGTTCAAGTCCGTTGTGCAGCAGGAGGTCGGCGGTCACGCAACCCTGACCATCGGCAGCTTCAGCCTGGCCTAACCACTGCAACTCCCCGCCGCCGGCCTCTCACCAACGATCACGGCGGCGGGCTCTACCGAGGTACACAGCACATGCAAACACAACACATGATCATTTACGCGGGCATCACCCTGGGCCTGGCCCTAATGACCTACTACATCCGCCGCGCCATCCTGCGGGCTCTGGTCAGCCGCTACGCCGCCGGGCTCAGCGAGCGCAACGCCGTCCACTCCTTACGGGTTGAGGCGCTGAACAAAGACATTGACGACCTGAACCGCCTGCAACGGGTCGACCTGGCACGCATTGCCGAACTTTCGCAGCAAGTCCGCACGGTCAGGGCTACCCCGTTCACCAAGGCCGATCATCTCGCCCTGCTGGAGGCTGCAACCACCCTCAGGCTAGCGAAAGACACCTGGGATGCCTTCCCCGGTACCGAGCCGTACCGCCTGAAGGCCATCAACCAAGCCCACCTCCTTGGCGAACTCGCCTTCCGGGTGCTCGACACCATCAATTCGGCGGACACCCTCAACGCTGAATCGCTGGACACCCAGCTAATCGAATGGCTGGACAGGGAAGGCGACCTCGTTGGCGACCTTAAGACCAGCCTTGTGCGCTTCCCGCACGACGACGCGTGCCCAGCAGGGTACCCACATATCCGTGATGCCCTGCGCGAAGCGTTCGAGCAGCACAAGGCCCGTAAGGAAAAGGAACATCTAGAAGGAGCTGCAGCATGAGCTGGATCCTCACTTTCAGCGGTCGCCGGTTCGACCTGCTCACCCCGACCGCCGGCATGATCAGCCCGATCGATATTGCCCACGCGCTGTCGCTGTTGTGTCGCTTTAATGGGCATACCAGCCAACTCTACAGTGTGGCGCACCACAGCCTGCTGGTGGCAGACCTGGTGCCAGCCGAGGATCAACTCGCCGCGCTGCTCCACGATGCGACCGAAGCCTACCTTGGCGACATGACCCGCCCGCTCAAGGCCGTAATGCCTGAGTACAAGGCCGTCGAACACAACGTCTGGCTAGCCATCTGCGAGCGGTTCAACATCGACCCGGTACTGCCAGCGAGCGTGCACCACGCCGATCTGGTGGCGCTCGCCACCGAACGCCGCGACCTGATGCCCCGGCACCCGGAGCAATGGGAGTGCCTGAAGGACGTCATCCCCTGCATCACCACCATCACGCCCCTGCGCGCAGACGTTGCGAAGAACACCTACTTCAACCGCCTGCTGGAGCTGATGCAGGCCGCGCATCGCAAGGCGGTGGCGGCATGAGCTCAGGCCCCAAACACCAAGAGATGACGCCGCACTACATCCAGGCCGCCCGGCGCGGCGTCGTCATTCGCACACCGATCGAGAGCGTCACCCACTTCTCGTACTCCGACAAATACGCCACCGCTCACACGGTGAACGGCGAGTACCTGCTAACAACATCGCTCGATGTGCTGGAGGAGATCTACGGCGACCAGGCGACACGGGCTCATCGCAGCGTGCTGGTGATGAAGCACGCAATCAACTATCTGCGCCGGGACAACGCCACCGGGTCGCACAGACTCAACCTGATCAGCCTTGCTTTGTCCGCGCAGCCAATACGCTGGGACGTTCCCGTCAGCCGCCGCGGCCTGAAAGCCGTACGCCAGGCCCTGGCGGAACGCGCAGCGCGCGCCACCTTCGATCCAACCCTCTTTCCCCAGGTATCCGCCATGTCCGGCAAGTCACTGAAGACCATTTGCATCTACCACGCCAACTGCGCAGACGGCTTCGGCGCCGCCTGGGTTGTTCGTAAAGCACTCGGCGCCAAGGTCGAATTTGTCCCCGGGCACTACGGCCAGCAACCACCAGACGTGACGGGCAAGAACGTGATCCTGGTTGACTTCAGCTACAAGCGCGATGTCCTCGAGGAGATGGGCGAAAGGGCCAACAGCATGATCGTCCTCGACCACCACAAGAGTGCTGCCGAGGATCTCAGCAGCCTGCCGGCCTTCCAGACCGGCATCCGTCAGGGCAATGCGCAAACAGACAATATCGTCGGAGATTGCTGCGAGACAGCATTGGCGGCCTGCCACAGCCAAAACCGCCCCGCTATTGCAGCCTGCTTTGACATGCAGCGCAGCGGCGCCATGCTGGCCTGGGATCACTTCTTCCCTGGGCAGGAGCCGCCACCGCTCCTGAAGCACATTCAGGACCGCGACCTCTGGCAGTTCCAGCTCAAGGGCACGCGGGAAATCCTGGCGAGCCTGTTCAGCTATCCGCACGATTTTACAGTCTGGGACCAACTGATGATCGCCGACACCGCCTCCCTGCGCTCGGACGGCGCCGCGATCGAGCGCAAACAGCGCAAGGATACCCAGGACATGGTGGCCCTGACACAGCGCCGGCTGGTCATAGGCGGCCACGACGTACCGGTAGCGAACCTGCCACCGATCATGTCCAGCGATGCCGGGCACCTGATGACCCAGGGCGAGCCTTTCGCCGCCTGCTACTGGGACACAACTCAGGGCCGCACCTTCAGCCTGCGCAGCTCTGACAACGGTCTGGATGTAGCGGCGATCGCGCAGCAATACGGCGGCGGCGGCCACCGCAACGCCGCCGGCTTTCGCGTTCCATTCGGACATGAGCTGACCGCTCCACCTGCTGGCGCTGACGCAGAGCGTACTTCGGGGGCGACGTCATGATCGCCACTGCCTGGTTTATCTATACCTTCATCTACAAAGGGCCGAAACCATGAGCGCCGCGGAAAAACTCGAATTCAACATATCTCCCGGCCTATGGTTTCGTCAGGAACTGCTTTACCCAACCTTCGGCATCAGCACCGAGGCCGCCAGAAAATATCGGTCCAACGGACTCTGGCTCGAGGGCCGGCACTGGCGCTGGGATCCAGCCCGCCGCGTGGTGTACAGCCGTATCGCCATCGAAAAGTGGATGGAAGGCCAACCATGACGGACAAGATGCCAACAGGCGTCGAGCTGAACGGCAAGCAGCTACGCATCGTGTTCATGCTTCACGGCCAGCGGTGCAGGGAGCCGCTGGCCGGTATCGTCAAGATCAACAAGGCCTCGATCGCATACGCCGATAACAAGCGCCGAACAATCCTGGCCGAGATCAAAGAGGGCCGCTTCGACTACGCCGCCCACTTTCCCAACTCACCCAGGGCCGCCATATTCTCAGGCGCCGGACAGTCGATAAACCGCACCGTGAAAGAAGGTATTACCCGCTGGCTGGAGGTACAGCGGGCACTCAAGGCATCCAGCACGGTGATCAACTACGTCAGCAAGGCCGTGCACGTCGAGAACAAATTCGGAAAACGCCGGATCGTCGATATCAGCAAGAGCGACCTCGAGTTGTTCCAGGCGCAACTGCTCAAGCAGGGCCTGGCTCCGAAGACGGTGAACGATATTTTCACCGTGGTCCGCGGAGTCTGGGCTGACGCCTTTGGCGATGGGATCCTTAAAACCAACCCGCTGGAAAGGGTCAGCAATATAGGCGCAGATACCGACCAAGAGCATGCAGACCCATTCAGCCGCGAAGAAATAGTATTGATAGGTACCGCCGATCCGGAACGACTGGCCGATACCAGGATGATCGTATTCAACTGCTGGGCCGGGCTTTCCCTGTCCGAGTTGATCGCTGTGGCTGCAGAGGATGTCGACCTTGAAGCTGGTACCGTTCAAATTCGCCGCGCCCTGGTGGTGGGTGAGTTCAAGGTACCGAAAGAACGCTCCAGGGTGCGAGTGGTGGAACTGATCGATCCCGCCTTGGAGTTGATGAGCGAGATCATTGCTGCCGCCCGGAACGAACCGGTCACTGAGATCACGGTGATCCAGCGAGACAACATCACCTCGAAGAAACAGAACGTCACGTTCCTGTTCCGCAGTTCCACCAGCGGCCTGCTCTGGAACGGTAAGACCCTGAGCAATTGGTTCACCGCCCACCTGAAGAAGGCAGAAGTCAGGCACCGTGGCCCCAACCAATGCCGCCACACGTTCGCTAGCCAGATGCTTTCGAGCTATGTCCCGGTGGAATGGGTGGCTCGCCAACTCGGCCACGCCGACACGACGATGGTGAGAAAACACTATGGCCGATGGATACCAAAGGATACCAAGAGCATGGCGGGTATCGTGTCGAAAATGCTTGGATTTAGATCCTAGCGCCAGAGGAGTTGGCCCGACATTTTGTCGGGTCAATTACTACAGGACTTCAAACTCAGTCGAACTCATCATCGCATGACCTGCTGGCAGGCGCCCCTTCAGCTCAACCAAAAACCTTTGATTCAGGGGAGCTGGAGCAGGGTTGATTTTCCTTACAACCGCGCTGAGAAATTCCTGCTCGTCACCTTTCCTGATTGAATGCAAATCAGGCAGAAGATAACGCGGTACGTAACCAATAACTTGAGGTTTATTAATGGTTTGCAGCTGAATAGCCCAGCCAGTGGCTGGATTGTTAGCCTCAAAGCAGATCCGCAACTCTTCACCCAACCCCAAATTACTCATAGCTAGGTTTGAGGACTCATGCATGAATCGGCTTCCATGGATGAAAAACCTGCAGACAAAATCACCATCATGGGACGTCGTGAGAAGCGGAAAAATCTCGAGCGTATCGGTTTGCCTAGACCCACCGGAGATCGACAGAATTCTGAAAGGATCAGCCTTGTCTTCCAGGTCCATCCTTTCGACAATCTCAGAAAAATCAGAGCGTCGAGGGTTTGGGATACGATTCGAAAATACCGAGAACAATTCAGAAGACGTGTAAATCTCGCTCAGATCCGGAAAGGCCTCTAGCGGGCTAAAGCCAGCTACTGATTTGGCAATTCTCGCGCCTTTCAGGTAACGGAAGGTGTAACGTTCGACCCCCTCGTCAGTCCGGTCAAGACGGCCAATTGGAAACCAATTGGCCTTCAGCGAGGTAGCAGTGTCGACTGTGTACCCTGATCTCCACGCTAGAAATAAAGTGTTCATCATCTGATTCCTGTCAGCTCACGGTAGGTATACCTGAGTAGGTCAGCTGTAAATTCCCGACATGGCTGCTCAATGTAGCCGTCTGGAATCTGGTCTAGCAGCCTACAGAGCTCATCAATATCAATCCTACTCAGCCGCTCAAGCCATGGCGTTATCATTTCTGGCCAAACGCCGTACGTCTGCTTTAGCAGCTCTATGGGATTAGTCCCTTTTGAACCAGAGGAATTCCAATATATCGCTCCCCTAGCCTTATTTACGTACCATTCGCCCCGATTCGCAAGCCCAGAACGTAACCAAGAATCAATTTTCTGTGGGCTCAGCTCTCGACCTAGCGAGGATGCATGGTCGAAGGATGGCCCAATACAATGCATTACGCCATTTTGTTCTCTTGATCGGAACACGCACCAGTTTTCATGATGTCTATCAACATTCACGATCAAAGCATCAAGCGTAACAATCCCCCCAAGCGCGATAGCCGCTTCGACCTTTGCTTCCTGGGTGGACATCAACGATGTGACAGTAGAAAGAATGTTCTTAAGCGTATGAGTGCTTAGCCCATAGTTCTGAGCCTGGTCATACCCTGCGATCGCCCCCGCAAGCAATTCGTTACCATGAACAAGCTCGACGCTATCAGAGAGCTGCCTAAATTTACGACTCAAGCAACCTGGTTGCCCGTTGTAGCTTGCAAGCTCAACGTCTGCACATGGCACACCGATGATCTTCCCAATCTCACTGGCCAGTTTTTCTGACCAATGCTCACCAGCATAACCCGTGCCAGATACCCTTGAATGCTTGAATAGCCAAATGCTCCCCTCTGGCGGAATGGAAACCCAAAATTTGGTTTTCGTTCCCATCCACTCCTCATCGACCACCCAGTCCTGCTGGACATCAATCACTTCAAACAT